GTATATGGTCTTTTGCTCGTCGGCTTCGAGTATCTTGCCCTCGGCCAGATAGCCTTCGTAGGCCATCAGATATTGATCCGCTTCGGCCCGGTAGGCCATTTCCCGCAACTGTTCGGGATCGGGCTGCGGCTCCGGTACAGACGTGTATTCTTCCCAGCCGACCCGGATGCGGTCCGCCTCTTCGGTGTAGACCTCCCGGTAATGCTTCGGTGGGTCGGACGGTTCCGGATGCTCGTCGAAGATCACCTCTTTGTATCCAAGCGGGATCAGTTTGTCCGGACGCGGGTTGCAGACCAGCCCGTCGGCGGTCCTGATTGTTGTAGGGGCGTACTTCAGACGCCCGTCGATCAGTTTTGCGTAGTTGTTCATAGTTCGTTATTTGATGATTATTTCCGGCGTTCCGGACGCAGTCAGGTCATACCCACCATCGCTTTGCAAAAGCGGCGGAAGATATTCATCATTCAGCGGGAACTGCTTGGCGCTGTCGAGCCAGGACAAGGCTACATCGGGAATCAGCTCGACACTATCTATGGTAATCGTCAACCGTCGATCAGATCCCACAATCCCGCCATAATAATAGATACGGCCGATATTGTCCCGGTTGTTGATGACCTTGAGCGTAAAACTCCCATTTTGCGCAGGGATCATCGCCTGCCTATTCCCTACATATACAAAAGGTTCTCCGCTTTGATAATCGGACACAGAACCTTTAATCATCACGAC